GTTTCGTGGTCTTGGATATGTGTTTAAGATCTCGGGTTGAGCCCTTTGGGAATTGGAACAGTTGCTTATATCGATATTCCTTCAGCTGTATTGGGACAGGTTGCTGTTCAATTCATATTGCAGTCAATCGCTTCGAAATACTTGAAAAAATAGTCGGGAAATTCCTGATTATTTTTTTTTTCAAAAAAGTTGAAAATTTCTGTAAAAATTGCTTGACTTTATTCGTTCATTATCGTATAATGTATTTATAAATAATAAAGGAGAACATGAAATGAACACAAGACTTATCGCACTAAAAAGAATGGCAGATAACAAAGGACTTGAAATTTCCTTAAAAAGCCCAGAGGGAGAACAACTTGCAGTTCCAGTTGAACAAGCAATGAAATATGTAGCAATTAGAACATTTAAAATTCTAGCTGATAAGGTAGAAGCGACAACAGTTCTAAAAAAGGATGAATATCTTTTCCATTTTGGCAAACTTGTTTAGACTGTTTTAATTGCTTAACAAAATAACTGACATTCGTGTATAATATATATGAGGCAGTTTTGTAGAACCTGACATCCTGCTAAAATAAAAATAAAGGAGGCTCGAACATGAGTCAAAACACTACTCGCACAGACGCTGAATTGACAGGCGTTACTCTTTTAGGAAACCAAGATACGAAATATGATTATGATTATAATCCCGAAGTTCTTGAAACTTTCCCGAACAAGCATCCTGAAAATAATTATCTTGTCACATTTGACGGATATGAATTCACTTCACTTTGTCCAAAAACTGGACAGCCAGATTTTGCAAATGTATTCATTAGCTACATCCCGAATGAAAAAATGGTTGAATCAAAATCTTTGAAACTCTATCTTTTCAGCTTTAGAAACCACGGAGATTTCCACGAGGACTGCATGAACATTATTCTAAACGACCTATACGAATTGATGCAGCCTAAGTATATTGAAGTGATGGGACTATTCACTCCACGTGGAGGAATTTCAATCTATCCTTTTGTAAATAAGGTAAATCCGGACTTCTCAAATCCTGAACTTGAACATCTTTCACTTCAACGAAAAATGAATTTTTTAGGCAGCGTTCACACTTTGGGAAGAGCTATTCGATAGGAGGTTAAAATGAAATCAGTCGTTTTATTATCGGGCGGAGTTGACTCTGCTACCTGCTTGGCAATCGAAGTTGATAAATGGGGAGCTAAAAATGTTCATGCAATAGCCTTCAACTATGGGCAAAAGCATGAAGCTGAACTTGAAAATGCTGCTAATGTTGCAATGTTTTATGGAGTGAAATTTTCAGTTCTTGAAATTGACTCGAAAATTTACTCAAGCTCTAACTCTTCTCTTCTAAAGGGAAAAGGTGAAATTTCGCACGGCAAAACCTATGCAGAAATTTTAGAAGAAAAAGAAGTTGTCGACACCTATGTCCCATTTAGAAATGGGTTAATGCTTTCACAAGCTGCTGCTTACGCTTACTCAGTAGGAGCTGATATCGTAGTATATGGAGCCCACGCAGACGATGCAGCAGGTGACGCATACCCTGATTGCACTCCAGCTTTCTATCATTTTATGGATAAGGCAATTTACTTTGGAACTGGTCAAAAAGTTCATCTTCGAGCTCCATTGCTTACCTTGTCAAAATCGCAGGTTGTGAAATGGGGAATTGAACTTGATGTACCTTACTTCCTAACTCGTTCATGTTACGAAAGTTCAAATGAAAGTTGTGGAACTTGCGCAACGTGTATTGACCGAAAAAAGGCATTCGCTGAAAATGGGATGACCGACCCTATACATTACAAGGAGAACTGATATGAAAGTTTCGAAAACATTAACATTCGACGCAGCTCATCAATTAGTTGGGCATTTTGGAAAATGTGCAAACTTGCATGGACATACTTACAAGGTCGAAATTTCATTAGCTGGAGAAACTGTTCAACATGGCTCTAGCAAAGGAATGGTCGTTGACTTCTACCACGTTAAGAAGATAGCTGGAAAATTTGTCGACAGGCTTGACCATGCTGTTCTACTTCAAGGCAACGAACCAATCTTCCTGAAAGATGCAGTTGATACGAAGCGTGTTATTTTTGGATTTAGAACCACGGCAGAGAATATGTCAAGGTTTCTTACTTGGACACTTACTGAACTGATGTGGCAATACGCTCGAATCGATTCAATTAAACTTTGGGAAACTCCTTCAGGTTGTGCAGAATGTTCGTATTATGAAGTTTTCACTGATGAAGAAGTTGAAGTTTTCAAGAACGTGAAATTTATAGAAGGCGACAGCGAGGTTACTGTTCGAGACCTTTTAGGAGGAGAACATGGTTAATCAGTACAATCAGCCTGAGAGGGGAAAAATTCGAATCAATGTTCGTGACCCTGAAAAAATGCCCATCATGGAAATCTTCGGTCCTACAATTCAGGGCGAAGGGATGGTCATTGGTCAAAAAACAATCTTTATTCGAACAGGCGGATGTGACTATCATTGTAACTGGTGCGACTCTGCATTCACATGGAATGGAACTACTGAGCCTGAATACATTACAGGTGAAGAAGCTGCTAGCCGAATTTTGAAATTAGCTTTCAATGAAAACGGCGAACAGATTTGCAACCACGTTACCCTGACAGGAGGAAATCCTGCCTTAATAAATGAGCCTATGAGCAAAATGATTTCAATTTTGAAAGAAAAAGGATTTAAGTTCGGTCTTGAAACTCAAGGAACTAGATTTCAAGAATGGTTCAAATATGTCAGTGATATTACTATTAGTCCAAAACCTCCATCAAGTGGAATGCGAACTAATATGAAAATTCTTGAAGCGATTGTAGATAGGCTGAATAGTGAAAACCTTGACTGGTCATTCAAGATTGTTATTTTCGATGAGAACGACCTAGCTTACGCTCGAGATATGATCAAGACCTTTGAAGATAAGTTGCCTGAGGTTAATTATCTTTCTGTCGGGAATGCTAACGCTTACGAAGAGGGAAAGATTAGTGACAGGCTTCTTGAAAAGTTGGGATGGCTTTGGGATAAAGTGTATGAAGACCCTGCTTTTAACAATGTTCGACCATTGCCTCAGCTTCATACACTCGTATATGATAATAAAAGAGGAGTATAGAATGAAAATTGAACAACTAGACAAAATTGGCGACCTATTAGGAAGAGAAAATGGATTCTCTTCCCTCAAGACAACTGAAATTGTCGCCCTTGACAACACGGAATCTGCTTTGCAAATTCTGTTCGGGCTATTAGGAGAAGACTCTAAACGCGATGGTCTACAAGAGACACCTTTCAGGTTCGTGAAAGCATTGGCTGAACATACCGTAGGATATAGAGAGGAACCTAAACGACATCTAGAAAAGACCTTTGATGTTAACCATGAAGACCTTGTTCTTGTAAAAGATATCCCTTTCAACTCTCTATGTGAGCACCACTTGGCTCCGTTTGTAGGAAAGGTGCATATTGCATACATTCCTAAAGACAAGATTACAGGTCTTTCAAAATTTGGTCGCGTAGTTGAGGGTTATGCTAAACGACTTCAAGTTCAAGAACGGCTCACTCAACAAATAGCTGACGCAATTCAAGAAGTTCTCAATCCTCAAGCTGTTGCAGTTATTATCGAGGCTGAACATACTTGTATGAGCGGACGTGGAATTAAGAAGCATGGAGCGACTACGGTTACTTCAACAATGCGAGGTCTTTTCCAAAATGACGCATCAGCTCGAGCTGAATTGATGCAGCTTATTAAGTAGGAGGCGAAGATGAATAAAAGTGCAACTCTCTGGCTTGTTCGAACAGCTCTTATCGCTGCTTTATATGTGACATTAACCATTGCATTTTCTGCAATCAGCTACGGTCCTATTCAATTTAGAATTAGTGAGCTTCTAATTCTTTTGCCTTTGTGGAACCATAGATGGACTCCGGGAATTGTTATGGGGACAATTATAGCAAATTTCTTTTCACCTCTTGGCTTAATTGATGTTCTTTTCGGCTCATTTGCTACATTTCTTGGAATTGTTAGCATGACAAGAGTCGCTAAAATGTCAAGCCCAATATACTCACTCTGCTGTCCAGTTCTCGCCAATGCTTATATCATCGCACTTGAACTTCGAATTGTGTATTCATTGCCTTTTTGGGAGTCAGTTATCTATGTAGGAATTAGTGAAGCGATTATCGTTTTAATTGGCTACTTCGTTATCTCAACAATGGCAAAGAATAGCTCATTTAGAAAAATGATAGGAGCGTAGATATGTCATTCAATATTTACTTTGCAGGGAACCATGCAAACGCTACTGACGATTTCTTTATGAAGCGCCAAGCAAACCGACTTTTCAATCAGCTGTTTGAGCGAAAATCGATTGGGGAAAAATATCTTCGACATAAACTCGAAGTTCCAGATACTAAGGCAAAACTATTTGTCGACTCAAGTGCCTTCTCTGCACATACTTTGGGAAGTGAAGTTGACATTGACAGCTATATTGAATATGTCAATGCTAATCAAGGAATGTTCGACTGTATAGCTGAGCTAGATAAAATTCCAGGTGAGTTTCGAAAGCCCAAGACACGCGAACAGCTTTTAGAGGCACCTGAAATTTCTTGGAATAATTATCTGTATATGCGCGACCGAGTTATAGATAATGACAAGTTGCTACCTATTTTCCACATGGGAGAAGATTTCAAATGGCTCGAACTCATGCTCGAAACTACATTTGACGGCAAGCATATTCCTTAT